TCAGGCGGCTCGTCAGCCGGCACCACGGCAGCAGCAGCGTAGCCAACAAGCAGCGCCGCCGGATGATTTTGACGACGACCTGCCATTCGCCCCGATACACCACCTCGCCGGGGCATAAGCCCTCCAGGAGCGCCGCATGAAGCACTGTGCTAAGTGCGGCGTTCAGAAAGCAGATACCGACTTCTATAACCGCGACAACTCCTGCAAGGAATGTCGCAAGGCAGCCGTGCGCGCGAATTACGCACGGAACCGTGAAGCGTATCGCGAGTACGAGCGCCGCAGAGCAAACCTGCCTCACCGCATAGAGGCAAGAGAAAAATACCAACGCACGGACAGAGGTCGCGAGAGATCAAACGCTGCGAAGCGTGCCTATTCAGCCAGAAACCCAGAAAAATCATACGCAAGGCAAACGGTCGACAACGCCGTTAGAGACAAGCGCCTATGGAAGTCACCTTGCTGTATGGCGCCAGGCTGTTTCAACACTGACCGCCTGCATGGCCACCACGTGGACTACGACAAACCGCTTTCGGTTGTCTGGCTGTGCGTCTCGTGTCACTCGAAACTGCATCGCGACTTCACCATGAAGCAGCGCGCCGCAGCCTGATCCACCCCGGGCGCCCAGCGCGCCCTCCTCCCCGGTACATCCCCATGCTCATAGACAACCATGCCATAGCGCAGGGCGAGGCTCTGCGCGCGCAAATTGACGCGGCCACGGCTGCATTCCTGAACGCTGGCGGAAACATCCAGCTGCTGCCGGACAGCATCGGCAAGCCGATAGAGA